ATCCGATAATCCGCCACCACCACCAGCACTATTAGCAGAATCAACTGCTTCGGCTTCTTTATCAAGCATTGTGGCGAATTTACGGTCATAGAATAGTTCACGTTGATTGCGTAGGAAGTCTTCTTCACTCATACCAAATAGATTTTTAGCTAGCCAGCGTTTACTGAAGAAGTTTTCAGTGGCTGAACCAGCAACTTCGAATTTGGTTTTCCAGTGTTCTAATTCTTGCAATTCTGCAATCTTTGATGGGTTATTAAGTGATAATTTGTGACCTAGTAGATCGTCACCACGATAACCAAGAACATATAAATGGATAACACCAATTTTTTCTAGTTCTGAAATAACAGAACGCTGTAAACGTTGGATTGTTCTTGCAAATCTTACGTCCTTTTGTGAAAGGGTTGTTTTATCTTCTTCTCCACCTTCACCACGAGCAAGATAACTCTGTGGAATTTTAAGAGCTGAGAATAATTTATCTCTTAGATATTTAACGTCTTCAATATCGCCAGTATAAGTACCACCTGGAAGACTTTCAATCTTTGTATTTGATGTAGCACCACGAACTGGCAGGAAGTAATCTTCTTCAATACTCATTGGATTATAACGTAAGTCAACACGACCTGTTTTGTCATCAATGATTTGGTTACGTTTCATTGTAGAAACGATCTTTTGCATATATTGTTCAACGTCGTTTGGATCGATATTGCCAACGTCAATATAGAATACACGACGTTCTGGTGAACGAACAATACGGTATGCCATCATAGCATCTTCTAGAAGAGTCAATTGACGCCAAATACGGCGAGCTGGTTCCAAAATTGATGTACCATATGGAGCATAGCGGTCATTTCCAAGAATACGGAAATGCGCTAATTGCCAATTTTCAAATGTCATACCACCGGTATTCCACTGGAATTGGACATAGTTAGGATTTGTTTCGTCTTGACCTTCCAATCTTTCCACTTCGTGTGGTGGAAGACCAATTACGTTTTTAATGCCCAACTCTTCGTCTATATCTAGATATAGGAAGAAATCGCCGTATTTGCACATATTACGGCACCAACCAAATAGGTTAAATTCAAGGTTAAGAATATTGTGATAAAGGTTATTTAAAATATTTTTAATTTCTTCGTTATCACAGTCAATGCGCAACATCTTTTGGAGTTGGCTCCAAGTTGTCATTTCATCGGCATAGATATCCATTGCTGACGCAATTTCTGGTGTGAACTCCATCTGATCAAATTCAGCATAACGTTCACCACGATTATGATTCTTCATCATATTCGTATGAATAAATTCAAATGGATTGTAATCGGTCTTTTGGAAAGCCTTTCCAGAAGCTGATTTAAAGCTGTATTTGTCTAGATCTTTGCGCTTTTCTTGACGGTAAAACTGCGCTCTTTTATTAACAATTGGTCCAGATAAGAGACGTGTTAATCTCTTGAAAAGATTTGATTCTGGATCTTTTGTATTCTTACCTGATGGACTGTTTCTATTATTTACTGGCATTTATTCATCCCTTGATTAACCAATTTAGTTCTTGGTATTTCTTAACTATATCTTCTTTAAATGGGTCTAAAGCTTGATTCTTCTTGTAGCCTTGTTGGTCTGGAAGAAGAGTATTAATTTTCGAATTGGCCCTCATCATAGACGTTAACAACGCTTTTGTATAGGCTGCTTCTCGTTTATTTGCATTCAAAGCCGTATCTCTTACCCAACAGCAAATAGCTATTGACATTACCAAGTCATCGTGATAACCACGCATCGCTTCTGGTCTGCCATTATTCCAAACAAATGTTTCCAATTCTTGGTATAGCCGACCTGATTTGATATTAATTACTTTATTACGAATAAATTCTTCCATTTTCGCAATAATAAGAGGTCTTGTTTTTGACGTGGTAGAAAAGCCTGGAACAACGCCGTTCTGAACTTCTGCTGTCATAGCTTCCACATATTCGTGACTGCTCTTTGTTGAGTAATATAGATTTGGATAATCCATATCAATTAATTTTTCTAATATATTATAGCCAACATTGTTGTTCTCGACAACCATTAATGCATTACCATATTCTCTACCAACTGAATTAAGCATTGAGGCAAACATTTCAAGAACCGGCTTGCCTTGATATTCAGCAACCTGTTCCATTGTTTCTAATTTAATAACGTGAAATACTGAATTATCACCACCGTCGCCTCTTGCAACGTCAGCAATAACCATATAAGAGTTGCCATTTTGTGGTTCTTCCCAGATCCAATAATTTCTATCAAAACCTGTTCGATATTTTGGCTCAAGAATTAATTGTTTAATTGCTGCCATATTATCTGGATGAACAACTGTTTCACCAGACATATTAAATGAACATTCAAATTCTTGAGCAATATCTCTGCGAGACATACTCTTTGTTTGTTCCTTAAACCATTCAGGTGTGTTATCCGGATGAACATCCCAAGGTAATCTTATTGGATGGAAATTATTTACTTGATTTTCTGCATCAGTATATGTTTTATAAAACCAATTACCAACACCGTTTGGTGTTGAAAGTGCGATACAACGACCACCGGTTGAAATTGTTGGGAAGATACCTGTCCATAGTTCTTCCATATTTTCAACGTGGGCAGCTTCGTCAATAATCAATAGAGATAGTGCTTCTGAACGACCAGCATCACTTTTTGATGTGGTTGAAGCTTTGATGTTTGAACCATTTGATAGTTCGAATGAAGTTTGGTTATCGATTGTTATTTCTGCTATTCTCAACCATTCTGGAATGCTCTTCATCATCTTCTTGACTTTTGCAGCCAAGTTAGCAGCAGTTTTAAATTTGGTTGCCAATACAAGAACCGTCTTTTCACGACGGAATAACATTAACCAAGTTGCATAACCAGCAACGATTGTAGAAATACCAAGCTGACGTGCTTTTAATATAACATTGAATCTATGATCATTGAAATCAGTCAACAGATCATCTTGATAATCAAATGTTGTAAATGGTATTTGACCCTTCAAAGGGTGTGTAATTTTTACGTAATTTTTTAAGAAGTAGATAGGATCATTGCCACAGCGGCGGATCTCGTCTTTGACTTGCTCTTTTGTTAATTTATATGCCATAAAATAAAAAACCCAACTAGATTAAATAGTTGGGTTTTTAGCTTAATTTGGGCTATTTTTCATTTCATACCTTGATCTGACTTAACACCCATCACACAGCTTTCATATTTGTCTTTATCTTTTCTACCAACAGAAGCGGTGCAAACAGCCCAAGGATTAACTTTTTTCTTTGTCTTTACTTTAGTTTTTTTTTTTTTTCGTTCAACACTTCATCGAGTGCTGATTGAACAATCTCTTCTAGATTTTCGTCACCACCCAACTCGACTTCTTCATCTTCTTCTGGTTCTTGCTCTGGTGCCATTTCATCACTTTGACCAGCCATTTGACCTTCTAGAAAGTGTTTAACATCGCCCATCATAGCGGCACATTTTGTAATCTTTGATTGAACCCAAGCTGGAAGCTGATCGTCATCTTTGAGCATATCACGAACTTCTTGACCATATTTGGCAATCTTGAACAATTCACCACGAGCCATTCCACCTTCTTCGTCTGGTTCATCAAACATATCTGGTGCGGCTTCTTCTTCCATAGCTGGTGCTCGCGAGGCTACAGCTAGTGCTTCCATTTCTTCTTTAAGAATTTGTTTAAAACGTTCTTCTGTTATTTTAATTTTCATTTCTTTTCCTCCGACTTTTCCTTTTTACGGGTATCATTTTGTGATTTTTTGACGCCGGGGAACTTATCCTTATCAACACCTAGCATTTTATTGACTTCTTTGTCTAGGTCTTTCTTTAGACTATCCTCTTCTTCTTTTGGCTCTTCCATTGAGTTGATTTCATAATGACACATACCTTTTAAATTGGTACGAACCATCGAAACAGCTTCTACTTCATACTGAATCTTGCCCTTCATCTTGAGATTCAGAGCAGAACCAGTAACACTTTTAAATTCTTTCTTTAAATAAGCAACTATTTCTTGAATTCTGCCTTCAATTTCTTCTTCTAGCTTATTTTCTAGAGCAGCCAACTTGTGTTTAGCCATCATTTGTAGATGATAGGTAACGCACAATTCTTTTGACCCATTTAATTTAATAGTAAAACCATCAATTGTGCGCATAGTGCGAGGATCAAGGATTTCGCTTTCACGATCTAAACCGGTCTTTACTGGCTTACCATCCTTATCTTTAGCACCATCATATGCATTAGCAGCTGCCTGCTTGATGCCTTTTACTAATTCTTCAACAGATATAGTTGCCATTTAAAGATCACTCCCCTTTTCTAGCTTCTTTTACTTCTGAAACTAGTTTACGAACGTCTTTTAGCTTTGCAATGGCTTCTTGTGCTTTTTTACGAACACGAACACCAGCTGAAGCGTTGCCGTTATCAAACTTTTCTGCATCT